ACCCCTGCGTTCGCCTACACCTACCAGCTGACCGGCACCCCTGCCGTGCGTCCTGAGTACTACATCCGTGAGCGTCGCGTGGTCCGTGCTGAGATCACTGTCGAGCGTGCGGTGCACCCCGTGGGCCTCGGCACCACTGGTCTCATCGGTTCTGGCGCGATGATCACCGACATCCTGGCCTGATTTAGGCTAGTAATAAGGAGGTGATCCCATGGCTATTCTGCGTCCACTAACCAAAGCCCAGTACGAAGTGTCTTTCACCGCTGCTGGCGGTCCGACCTTCACTGCGGTTTTTACCGAGTTCTCTGGAGTCCAAGATTCCAGCGATAGCTCTACCTACGCAAACGGGACAGGAAACCGGATCTACCATGTTGTTGGCCCCCGTACGGCTGATGACATCACTCTCACCGCTCCCTACGATCCTGCGATCTTCAAACCCCTTGAACAGTTCTGGAACGATTACAACTGCGAAAAGATCACTGTTACAGTGACACCTCGCTCCTGTGATGGTCTGAATTCTGGTCCTGGCGGCGGTCAATACATTCTCTACGAATGCCTCTTGACCTCGATCACAACTGCTGAAGTGAACCGTGAGTCTGGCGATGTTCAGACGATCGAAGTAACGATGACGGTTAACTACTGGGAGCGGAACTAAGGTTCCCCCTCGTTCATTGGCCCCCGACGGACTCCGTTCGGGGGTTTTTCTGTATCTAGGGTAAAACCACCTTAACGAAACCGTATACCTTCGGATGGCGAAGACGACTTTCTCGAGTGGTGTTATCGTCACCTCTCAGTGGCTTAATGGCGCAAAGCAAATATACTTTGACGGTGCAGATCTTGACTGGCACTACCCTCCCTTAGGACTGGATTCGGTTCAGTTCAGCGGACCGAACGGTCTGGATTCCCGGTACGTTACGCTGGCAGGTGAGCAGTCGGGTTGCTACAACACCCCACCTATCTCTGGGGCGAAGACTGTTACAGGACCTTGGAATTTCGGTTATGAGCAGACCGAAGGGGCTGGGTGCTTTGACCTGGGAGTGCCACCGAACAACCCACTGAACGCACCGCTGTCTTTCACCACTAACTCGAAGTTCGATTATGCTAACGGCACTATCAACCCGAGTTTCGACCAAAAGTTCAGTGCCCTTGACCCTGCGGATTTGATTACGAAGGAAATCTTCTCCCAGGCTATAGCACGATTCCCCGTCAATAACGGCGTCTACTCCCGCGCCGACTCCGATTGCAATAACTATGCTGGCACACCCCCAGCTAACCAGTGCCCCGTTGACTGATAGAAAATGCCTCGTTATGCTCCGTTACCGGCGGTAAATATTGACCCTCGGAATGAGGCGCAGCTTGTAAACGAGGCTGCGAAGAGGGTTTACGATGCTTCTAACGCCAAGCTGAACGATTTCAGCGCAGGCAACCCTTTGATGGCCTTGATCGAGGGCCAGGCATTCGCACAGGGTGAATTCCTGTTCTGGGCCAACCAGCTTCCTGAGTCCATCCTTATAGAATGGATAGGACCTTTCTTGGGAGCAATGAGGAGACTCGGCACTCCCTCCGTGTCTCGGTTGACACTGGAAGTGGCTGCCACTGGTTTCCAACAAGTTATCCCAGCTGGCACGGTTTTCTCCACGAATGCCAACCTGACCGATGGGGAGTCCATCGAGTTTATCTCGACCTCCGACCTTGTCTTAGCAGCTAATGAAACGGTCGGGTCAGTGGCCGTGGCCTCCAGTCTGGTCGGCACTTTCAACAACGTTGCTCCGAATACTGTAACTTCGGCGCCATCGATTGACGTTCAGATTCTCAGTGTAACCAACACAATCGCAGCTGTTGGTGGTTCAGATATTGAACCTCTGGACCAAACTAAAGAGCGATTCTTCACGCTGATCCGCAGAAGAAATCCCGTATCTGCACAGGACTGGCAAGACCTCTTTGAGGATCTCTTCGGTGTTGGAACATTTTGCTCCGTTCTGGCTAATCGCTCTACTAAAGATAGTTTCATCTGGTTGAACGATTACGTCTACTCCGACGGACACGTATCCTTCTTCTTTCTGAACCCAGACGGAACAGAACCAACACAAGAACAAGTAAAGAGAGCACAGAATGTGGTCGATTTCTCCCTGCCTCTGGAGATGCAGGGCCATGTTTACCCGCTGGATCTGAGCCAAGTTCAGTTCAACCTTGACTTGAGCTACGACCCATCCGCTGAATACGCTGGATTCCTGAGGAATTTCTCCCTGGATGTTCGGGACCGTTTATTCCAGATAATGACACCTGGAAACACATTCCCTTCAGGGTATGACGCTTCGGTGGCGGATGTCGATGCCGCTTTCGTTTCTTCCTTTCCGGAAGACACTCGTTATTCCGACCCGGATATTCTCACGGCAACCGCTTACAACACTCCTCTGGCTGCCAACCCTTCGTCGCTTGTAAGTGCTCCTTCCTCCGTTTTCACACCCCAGACCAACTCTTTCTCAGTAAATGACCTGCTGACGATAGGAGACCCTAACTCTCAGATTACTGAAGCAGCGTGGCCTGTTGTGGTTTCCTACACACCCTATAGCTCCGATAAGCTCGACCAAGTTCTCTATAACAACCTGCGCCTGACTAAAATCTTGGAGTGGGAGCCCCAGATCTTCTCCCAAGGTCAGGTGATTAGGAACCCTGACGTAGAGAACTCTTTCCTAGTGGTTCTTAAGTCGTTCGAATATACCGACGCTTCTTTGTCTCCCACCTCATTCATCTTGAACGGAGACTTGTCTTCCCCCAAAGACGTAGTTCCCTGGCAAGTTGGAAACGACTACTACGCCAATAACCAAGGAACCGGATTCTACGACCCGGATCTCGTAGCCTTCGACCAGGTTATTCTCAACAATTCCGATTGCAGCCGTCTATACTTTGAGCCCCCTGGTGAGGACAATCTCACCTACCGGACCAACTGGTATGTTTTCGTAGTAAACCAGGACTTCACACTTGAACCCTCATCCAATACGACCACTGGGGCTCAGACACAAGGATTGGTATCAAACACCCAAGTGAACCTTCCCCTCTTGAAGAGCGGTGGGACGTACGAAGCCAATACCTGGGTTAGGACTCCCGCCGTTGGTGCGGGTGCGGACATTCAGGCCGACCCATACTATTACTATGTAGATATAACCCTGGGCGTCATTGTTCGGTACGCATATGTGAACAAAGGGTTCACCTTCTTGCCATCCGAAGGCGAGACTCTGGCCGACAGCTTCAATTCCCTGGTGGAGAAAGGCATTATTTCGGTGGTTCGCACAGCTAACGCACTCGGTAATCAAAGCCCATTCCAGTACAAAGCTAGGTTCGCTCCCGCAACTTATCTGGTATACCGGGCCACCGCTAACGCCATCCCTCAATATTATTTTACTCTGACGGGACTTACGCCGACAACGGCTAACCCGCAAGAGATGGTAAACCAGGGAATTCTCAGCCGAGTGGACACAAGTCCAGAGCTTTACAGCTCTTATGTGGCAGCAATCACCCCGAATCCTCAGACGGGATTGAGCGTTGTCTGCCCACCTTTCCAGATGTTCGTCTTCTCACCGGGAGACACAACTTTGTTCCGGCAACAAGGGACGGTTCAGTCCTTTGTATCGACTAAGCACTTCACCCCGTTCTTCACTCCTGGTGTCTACATAAACAATGGCATCCTGATTCCCGGAGGTGACGCTAATTCTAACGCGATCCCCTTCTTTGACTCCAGTGGGCTTCGCCCCGCTGAGGACTTTGTGATATCTGTGGACGGCAAGAACATTTATCGGGCTATCCGTTACTTTAACGCCACCGAGACAGTCTATAACTGGGATGGTCTAGAAGTCCCCAATACGGCTCGAATAGAGGAGCTTTCAGGTAACCTCTTACGAGTGGTTGCTAAATATGTGTGCGAGGAGAGAATCCTGGCACCAAACGGACCTTCAACCTCCGGAACCAAGCTCGGTATAGCCCAGATTACTCTGAGGTCGAAATCTTCAGACGCCACGATAAGTCAGTTCGTTTGGGAAAACGCTAATTATGCTTCCCAAGTACCGCAACTTTCTTATGCGACAGGAGCTAAAGAAGTCTTCAACCTCGTTGATTACGGTGACGGAACGCTAGCCCTATGAGCCAAGAACTGATTCCTCTTCCGTCTTCTTCAGGAGTTATGGGTCTGGCTCCGTCCGTGGTAACAACGGTGTTGGAGCCTCGTGTCAAGGCATATTCTTCGGAATATAAAACCGTACGCAAATTGTTTCTCCAACCCACACAGTGGGTGCCGGGAGGTCGTCCGATTTATCGCCGCCTCCCTGCAGCGTCGGAGACATATCAGGTTGATTTCTTTGCAGACGGGGGAATAGGATATGTGTTCATCGTCCCAGGTGAAGACCAATTCGGAGCCGGATCCCTCTATGTTGATCAGTCGGAAAATCTAGATGGATTACTGATCTACGACGGTGTTATAGTCTGGGAAGTCGGTACGACACCTGTTTTCAAGACGGTGGTCGACTTCCGGGAGATCGGC